CCTTTTGTAGGCATGGTAGTGCTTTACTACGTTCACAACTCTTTCTTATATAGTATTTCTTATCTTTCCTAGGAAAGATAAGGCATTTCCTAGGAAATCAGGCACATTCCGACCGATCCGATCCGACCCGTTCCGACCCGGTCCGATCCGTTCCGATCCGTTCCGGATTCCTGGAATAGTGTTATCTTTCTGGGAATCGGACCGGAACTATATATAGTCGCACTTTTCGGCTTTGTTGCCCCATACTTATTCGTCATGGGGAAGCCGAAATCAGTGCATCATGCTCCTGTGTGTTTTATGAGGCATTGGGAGATGATGAGATATTGGAGAGATGTTTTGAATGACAATGCTTTGCCTGTTCAAGCGAACATTGATCGGTTCTATTGGTATATCCGTGAAGCGGTTGCGGTTCATTGGTTTATTGCCAATGAAGTGGAGAAGATTCATCCTTATTACATTAATTTTTGGAATGTTATGGATATGATGAAGCACCCTGGGAAGGAAGAATTTACGTATGATCATGTCCGAAAGATCATGTTGCATGATCTGTTTGCTGAAGGGAAAGAGGACATGACTAAATTTTTTATTCGTGAACCTTTCGATCTTCTCGAATATGGTTCTCATTACAGTGAGAATGTATTTCAATAAAAAAAATTTATTCATCTTCTGTCAAATCGATAATGTCTTGCATGTTTTCATTTGCTTGCATATGTTCAGGGTTATGTATGTTGACTAACATCTGCAAGTCCGCTTGCTGGTTCGCCATCCACTGTGCTTCGTCCGGATCCCAATCTGCAAAGTCAAAATCTTCATCCTCCGGATCTGGTGTTCGTGGTGGCGATAGCATAGTGTGAGTTTGTTGATTTAATCCCGCTATGTGTGCAAATCTGGATGGGTCCAGAATGGAGGAGGTACTGGGGGATTCGGATAAGTTCCTGCTTCTCCTCTTCTTTGTCGTTCTTCAAAGAACTGGGGTTGTAGTCTTGCGAAATCAGCAGAAGGATTGACTAGATTCGGTAGGTTTGTTCCTTCTGCTACTATACGATCCCACCAGTCTCCTGTTGGATCTTCGTTGAATGATACATCTCGATAATCAATGATCTCGTGCATTGTCTGTGCCAACAGAGGGTGATTCCTCTGATTCACAGGTTGTGATATCCATATCTCCACCAACGCTAAACGTGCCCCGGATGGCATATTGATAATGTCTCTGGTAGAATCCGGGTTCGCAGTCAAGTATATTCTTAGGGCGACTGCGACGAGATCTGCTGCGCTTTGCATAAGTCTTGGTCATGGATCATGATTTTTTTATGACGTCATTGATTCTTTCGAAAAAAATCGCTACTTTGTTTTTCTTTGATGCCATTTAGGAGAAGTTATGGAACCAAGCGACGTTATTCACGGTTTTCTGCGAGACGGTCCTACCGCTCCAAAGCGCGTACGTCCCGAATTTATGGGCAATTTAGAAAGTACCCCAAATGGGTCGAATTCTATAGAACTAATAATGCCACCCTCGGAAATCGTGGCACCTTCCATTCAAAGGATGGTAACTGGTACAATCGTGGGGGCGAAGCCTCAGTTGCCCGTTATGGTACCACCGCCCAGGATGCCACTGCACCCCAGCGGTATCAGCGTCAACTTGATGGTTTCAGAGGTGCAGGCGATTATGGGACCTACCTCAAATATGGAGCTAGAGCTCTTGGAGGACTTGTTGGCGGAATTCGAGGATTCCGTCGAAGTGGGGCGCGGGGCCTTATTTCTGGCGTGCGTCGAGGTATTTCTCGCGCGAATGAATTCGTTGGAGAAGGAGATTACGAAGAAGGGTCCGGTGTCCCTGCGGCGGTCCAAACGTATGGCCCCGCAGTAGATAATCAGTTGATTGCAGGAGGCAATCCTCCTATGAGTGTGAACTCTTCGTGTGATTTGTCTGGTGATGTATGTTTTTCACATCGAGAGTTTGTTACGAATGTGTTTGCAACTGGGACTCCTACTGGTATATCTGCGTTCACTAACACTGCTTTGGCTTTAAATCCTGGATTATCTGCAGTGTTTCCTTGGTTGTCTCAAATTGCAGCTTCTTTTACAATGTGGAAGTTTGATGGCTGCATTTGGGAGTATATACCCACAACTGGTGAAATGGGTAATGCCACTAACCAGTTGGGTAAAATTATTATGGCTACTGATTATGATCCTGATGCCGTGCCTTTTTCCAATTCGCGTACGATGGAAAATTATGATTATGCTACGGCATCTAAACCGTCTTTGGTCGCTAGACACGGAGTCGAGACAGCCCGTGCGCAAAGCTTCTCAAACATGTTGTATGTGAGAACTGGTCCCAGCACAAAAAACAAGATTTTCACGGATGTGGGGCTGTTTCAAATCGCGACGGAAGGTTTACCTGTTCCTAATGGTAGTGTCGCACAAGTTGGGGAATTGTATGTGAATTATCGTGTGCGACTATCTCGTGCTCAGTTGACGCAGGGGCTTACGACTTTGTTTGGTATGTTTGCTTCTACACCACCTGTTGGCCCTGCGGAATTTTTTGGTCCTCTCACACGCAAGTTATTGGTGATACGATTGGTATCACGTTTTTCAGGACCTACTTTTGCTACCATTAATTTTCCGATTACCTCTCGGAATCTTACGTATTATTTCTCGATTCAGGTGGACACTAGTACTCCTCCTGTGGCTGGTCTTACGCCTGAGTTTATTCCACCTGTTGTTCCAGCGGATGCTGTGTTGCAACGGTATTTTAATAATCCTGTTGCGCCTTCAAACATTCAGAACACGTTTGCTGGTTCTGGGATTGCTCCATTGTTTGGTTCTGCAGTACAAACCTTTGTTATTACTTTCGGTTCTACGCAGACGTCTGTGACTTCTGTCACTATTGATTGTATTGGTGCTCCTGTGCCAGTCAATTACAATTTGTTCATTGTTCAGATTAACAATGCGTCGACGCTCACTAATGTTCATTAATAAATGTATTCTTTTGACTTCGTCGACTTAGGGTTGCGGCCGCAGGCCGCCGTATCGGGTTAGGGATTCAGCCGCAGGCTGCAGTATCGGGGTTAGGGGGGGTTGTTCTTTCCTCGCTAACTAGCAGGAACACATTTTTCTTGGTGTGAAAAAGCCTCTTAGCTACAGTATTACCTAAGAGGCTTTTATCCACCCCTATTTTACACCCCCCTATTTCTTGGTATAAAATTTTTATTCGAAAATTTTTACAGTGTAGCGTCTCGTGAGAGCGTCTATAGTGTTGATGTCGTCAAAGATTTCGCCAATACTGTATTGGCTTGTAATTATAAATATTTTGGGGCGAATAAATTTGTAACCTCCTTTGGTTTCAGCTTTGAAGCACCACTTGTCGCCCCAATCTTTGAGTAGACCACCGAGTTTGACATTATATTTGTCGAGGTCGTCTAATATGACGACCTCTTCATCCTGGTAGCCGTCCCACCAGTGGTCACGGCTTTTGATAAATGCACCAGGATGTGTGGTGCGTGCCCAAGTGGTCTTACCAGTACCCGCAGGTCCACAGCACCATATTCCGCATACATTTTCAAGATCGGGCGGCTTGATCATGTAGTCAGACCCAATTTTTTTTAATGTGTTGTAGTGTCTGATACGTAAGGACGCATCGATCTCTTCTATTTTGTTCAATTTGGCGAGTTCCCATGTCTCTTCGTACTTTTTTTTGTAATAGCTCCGACTTGCTCCGAAGACAATGGTTTCTCGCCGATTTCACGAAGTCACCTTCTTTTGAACAATACTCAATGTTCTGTGCTGTTGATCCACGCGCTTGTTCCCAGTGTGCTGTAGCGTGGATCTTTTTCATTGCGGACAGTCTTTGCACGGTAGTGAAGACACAGTACCCTTGTAAGTGCTTTGTGCCTGTGTCTGGGGCTGTTTCTCTTCCCATAATGCAATATTTCAGTTGTCCTGCTTTGTATTTTTCTTGAATCCAATCACCATCAGTTTCTGTGTAATTGTTGATAGTAAAGCACCATCTTGATCCGCTAGGGCTT